AGCTCAATGGATGCTGACCATCGCTTGCAAAGATGGACTGCGACGGTGCTGCTGAATTTTTCCGACGCCATCAGAGCAAGGGGTGAGAGATGAGGACACCCATGGTCTATTCAGCGACGGACATCAAGTGTTGGGATGTTTCTAAGCAATTGAAAAATGGCTTGTGGGCGCCAGCCAGACCAGAAAGCTGGTCTGGGATCAACATCAAAAAGCGCGTTACGGCTGCGTGGATGGTGTTTACCGGAAAGGCGGACGTGCTTGTGTGGGGTGAGCAATGATTAACGATGGAGGACCAGCATTTCCAAGCGAATACACACTTCCAGAAAACCAAGGCATGACTCTGCGTGACTACTTTGCAGCTAAGGCGATGCAAGGTCTGTTTAGTTGCGGAAAAGCGCACGATGAGCATACCGCACACGTCACCGCAAAGGCGTCGTATTTGATGGCCGACGCCATGCTGAAAGCAAGGGGTGAGCAGTGACTAACCACATCGGACTTGACGAACTTGCTATACAAGAAGGCATACGCAAGCCGTGGGAAACTTTGTTGATGATGACGAAAACCCCATACGGTCTTTATGCTTTTACTCACAAGGATTTAGAACGATTTGCTGCCCTTGTTGCGGCACATGAGCGTGAGGCGTGTGCGAAGGTGTGTGATGTGCTTGCTGTACATCCTGAATATGCGTCAGACATTACAAAGGTGGCCGCGCAAGCAATCCGAGCAAGGGGTGAGAAATGAGTGGCGATCACAACATGTTTCAGAAATCAAGATCCTATGACGATGACACTCAATACGATGAGGCACAAGTGCAAGCCATGATCAGGAAGGCTGTGCGCGACGAACGTGAGGCGTGTGCAAAGATATGTGAAACGCTTGGAGTTCATCCTGCTTTAAATATTTGGGATGGTGGGCCTGATTGGTACAAGCATGGGAAAGACTGCGCCAACGCCATACGAGCAAGGGGGGACAGATGACACCCGAAGCAAAGGTTAAGAAACGTGTACGTGCCGAACTGGAGAGACGTGATGGAGTTTATTACTTTATGCCTGCGACTGGTGGGTATGGTCGCAGTGGTGTGCCTGATATTGTCGGTTGCTTTCTCGGTAAGTTCTTTGCTATCGAGTGCAAAGCGGGTGCTGGCAAGACCACTGCCCTCCAAGATCGAGAACTCACGAAAATTATTCAAGCCGACGGCAAAGCAATCGTGGTGAACGAGAACAACATTCACCTTGTTGGCGAGATGCTAAATGAGATCCAAACCCAAGTCCTACACACGACGTGATTCTATTGGTAGGCAGATGGAGATCGTACGTAGGCTAAAGAATCAGCACGGACTGACCATCAAGGATCTTGCAAAAATTATGAAAGTTAGTGAAAGAACAGTGCGAAGATACATGGCACCTCTTTTAGAAAAACGAATAGTTGTAGTAAACTTTACATTCACAAACTATGTAGCCAAACGTCCTGTTTATTATTACGCAATTAGGAGAGTGAAATGAGTATTGCCAAACTTGCTGACCTTGTCACCACACTGAACGGTGTGCAAACTAAGTACAACCTGGATGAGACTGATCTGCGGATCATCAACCACGTGGCATGTAACGAGATGGATGGTGGGATAAACAAGTCCACGGTTGCATCCAGTATTAAGTCTATGTCTGTTGCGACGGTATATAACAGATTAAATAAGAAGCTGATCCCCAAGAAGTTTATACGTGAGACCAAGTCTAAAGATGACGCAAGGGGCAGACTGCTAACGTCTGGTTCCAAGTCTCAAGATCTCTTCACGTACCTTGGCAAACTATGAACATCATTGCACTAGACTTTGAAACTTATTACGACAAAGAATACAGCCTATCAAAGATCACAACTGAAGAGTACGTTCGCAGCGAACTGTTTGAAGCCATTGGTGTAGGAGTGCAAGTCAATGACGAACCGACCATTTGGTTTTCGGGGGACCATCACCGGACGTACGATTGGCTCCATGAGTTTGACTGGCAGAATAGCTTTCTTCTTGCTCACAATGCTGTGTTTGATGCCTCTATTCTTTCTTGGCGGTTTGATATTTACCCTAAAGGTATTCTCGACACTCTGTCTATGGCTCGTGCATGGCACGGTGTGGATGTGGGAGGAAGCCTCGCATTTCTTGCTGAGAAGTACCAGCTTGGAAAGAAGGGAACGGAGGTAGTCAACGCGCTTGGTAAGCGTAGGGCGGACTTCAGCCCTGATGAGTTAGAGGCGTACGGCGGGTACTGTATTAATGATGTCAATCTGACCCGTGCCTTGTTCGATATCTTGATTCAAAACTTCCCCACCAAGGAATTGAAAGTTATCGACACAACCATCAAGATGTTTACCGAGCCTACGCTTGAGCTTGACTTGCCGCTTTTGGAGCAGCACCTGGAGAATGTCAAGGCTAAGAAAGAGCAACTGCTTGAGATGGCTGCGGCTAACCGTGATGACCTGATGTCCAATGACAAGTTTGCAGAACTGCTCAAGAAGCTGGGCGTCGAGCCTCCTGTCAAGATCAGTGCTAAGACGGGCAAGGAAGCATGGGCGTTTGCCAAGACAGACGAGGCGTTCAAAGAGTTAGCTAACCACCCTGACCCTCGGGTGCAGATCCTGGTCGGTGCCAGACTTGGCAACAAGACAACCCTTGAAGAGACTCGCACACAACGGTTCATCGACATCGCTAAACGTGGGCGTATGCCTGTGCCCCTAAAGTATTACGCTGCCCACACGGGGCGTTGGGGTGGTGATGACAAGGTGAACTTGCAGAATCTACCGAGCCGTGGACAGAACGCTAACAAGCTGAAGCGAGCGATACGCGCACCGGAAGGGTTTGTAATTATCGACTCGGACTCGTCGCAGATCGAGGCACGGGTGTTGGCTTGGCTTGCTGAGCAGAACGATCTCGTAAAAGCCTTCGAGAAAGGTGAGGATGTCTATAAGATTATGGCTAGTGCCATCTACAGTAAGCCGGTTGAAGAGATCAGTAAGGACGAAAGGTTTGTCGGTAAGACGACAATCTTGGGTGCAGGATACGGCATGGGGGCGGCAAAATTTGCCGCTCAGTTAAAGGTGCTTGGCACTGAGGTAGAGGAAGCTGAATGTAAACGCATTATCGATGTGTACCGCAGCACCTATGCCAAGATCCCCGAGCTATGGTCGAGTGCTCAACGATGCCTAGAAGCGATCATTCAAAAGCAGTCTGCGTCCCTTGGGCGTGAAGGTGTACTGATATTCGATCCCCTGGAGCAGGGGTTCATGCTACCCAATAAGTTGTGGCTACGATATGAGGGGCTGCACAAAGTAACTACCGATGGCAAGACGCAGTACGAGTACCCCACTCGGAAAGGCGCAACCAAGACGTATGGTGGTAAAGTGATTGAGAATCTGTGCCAAGCTATTGCACGTTGTGTGATTGCCGAGCAGATGACGTTGATCGCTAAACGCTACAAGGTGGTGCTAACGGTCCATGACGCAGTTGCTTGTATTGCACCGAAGGAAGAAGCTGAGGAAGCCAAAGCGTATGTCGAACAGTGCATGCGAAGTCGCCCTCAGTGGTGCATTGATTTACCCCTTAATTGTGAGGCAGGATATGGTGAGAGTTACGGAGACTGTTGATTTTTCCCCGTTTTACATTAGTGCACAGCAACATCTTAAGGAGTTGTACGTCGCGGCAAATGATAAGAAGTTTGAGGAAGCGTTGCTGATCGTCAATGAGTTAGTTGCAGATGTTCGGCAGCTTCAGATCGCGCTGCTCAGTCACGTAGACTCTGGGATATAACATGGCTGCTTGGTCTTATTCCTCCCTCTCACTGTTTCAACAGTGTCCCAAGAAGTACTATCACCTGCGGGTGGCAAAGGATTTCAGGGAGCCTGAGACCGAGCACCTCACCTATGGCAAGCTTGTACACGAAGCGGCAGAGTTCTACATCAAGAATGATGTGCCGATCCCCCCGCAGTTCAGATTCATGCAGGAGCCGTTGGACGCGCTCAAGCAAATTGGTGGAGAGTACCTGTGCGAATACCGCATGGGGCTGACTAAAGATCTTAAGGCATGTGACTTCTTCGCACCCGACGTATGGTGGCGTGGTGTGGCTGATCTTGTGATTATTAAAGATGACAAGGCATTTCTGGTGGACTACAAGACGGGTAAGTCTTCCAAGTATGCAGACACCAAGCAGCTAGAGATTCTGGCACTTGCCCTGTTCGTGCACTTCCCGCAGATCAAACGCATCAAGGCAGGGTTGTTGTTTGTTGTTGCAAACGATTTTGTAAAGGTGGATTACGACACTAGCGCACCGCAGCTTCACTGGGTAAAATGGATGCGAGACACAGCACAGTTGGAAGCGGCGTATGAAAACGATGTGTGGAACGCACGTCCTAACTTCTCCTGTAAACAATACTGCGCTGTGACAAGCTGCCCCCATAATGGACGACATAATTGAGCGGTACATGCACCAAGCGATGGTGCTGGTTGAGTCGAAAACGCCTGGGAAAAGCGTGACGGTGTATAGCTACATAGCACCCAAGATGTACATGGTTAGGGATTGGGTTGCTGAGGATCATCCTGGGGTTAAGATCGTTAAGATCTTTAGCGTTGGGACGAAGAAGTACGAAATCGAACGGGAGAAATACTATGCCCTATACAAAAAGTCCTCGTCCGTACAAGCACGAGTACCAGATGCAACTGAAGCGTGGTGAGCATGAGAACCGTATGGAGCGGCAACGTGCCCGTCGTGCAGTAGATAAGAACGGTAAAGACAATAACGGTAATGGCAAAGCCGATACCCGCGAAGGTAAAGACATTGCACACAAGCGTGCCCTCAGTAAAGGGGGTAGCAATAAAGACGGTTATAGCGTAACATCAGCTTCAACAAATAGATCGTTCAAACGTAATTCATCGGGCAAGTTGGTTTCAGAAACTAGCAAGCGCGAACGCAAGAAGTAAGCAGTACCGTAGTACAAGTTTTTGGGTGGGCCGGAGTGAAAATTCACTTTCGGCCTGTTGATGTCATGGAGAGTGAAAATGAAAGCGAAAATAAGTGAAGACGAGTTTGCAGCTTTATTAAATATTGAAGGTAGGTACTTAGAAGTATTTCAGGAAGAACGTAAGCGGTTAACCCAAACGGACCCTCC